TATTATTGAATAATCAATCGTTGAAATTCCTTGAACTAAATCCGCATCAATTACGCCCGCATTAAACGGCTCATCAAACCAACCTGTATTCGAATCTTCCGAAATAACGAACTTTGTCATGTTATTTAGGTTGCCAACTTCACGTTGCCAATTTAAGCCAAAATACGCCTTTAAACAGTTCGAAAATTGAAACGGGCTAACATCGTAAACGCCACTTTGAATTATTCCAACCGTTAACTCGTATTTTCTTGTATTGTTCGGATAGGTTGTTAGATCTTTTATCGAAGTCGCTGCATTGAATTGGCCGCTAAAAAAACCAACTTGAACGCCCGAAATAACTGTTCCCGTTGTGGTGCCTGTTAAATCAAAAGTAAATTGCGTTTTTTGGCCATCGATTAAACTATTCGCGTTGCCGGTAGATCCGCTTTCGACGTGGTTTAAATCCAATAATAAACCTTTTCTTTTGAATCCTGTTTTGTAATTTACTTCAATCAATAACGTTTCGCCGGTTGTATACCAATGCGTGTGTGTGTCAACTTTCATTTGATTAGGATCCACAATCAAAACGTTACTCGTGTACGTATGGTTAACCGATCCATTTGAGCCGTAAACTGTTATCTGTAATTCATCGCCAACCCTGAAACCCTCATCCAAAAAATTGCCATTTAACCACGTTATAATGTGATTTCCTGCGTCCAAAGTTAATACGCTTCCTCCATTACCATACGCCCGAATATTTTCCCAAACTTCAAATTTTACCGTTTGAGTATCGCCCGCATTTGCTTGGTAATAATTCAAGTTATTACCAAAAATATCTTCGTAGTTCCTACTTATTAATGTTATCGGCATCTTTGTATTTGTTTTGTAGTTCGTTCAATGCTGTTAAATCGCCGTCCTTTGCTAATTGAAAAATGCGCGTAAAATCTCCTGTAATTTGAGCGCACAAATTAGGGTTTTCGTTTTGTATTTCTTGAAGTTTAGCATCTAATCCGGCTTTCATTTCGGTAAAACTTTGAGTAAAATTCTCGATTTGTTTTTGAAATTCTTGCATCAATTTATTTTTTTGGTTATTACCTTGTTTGTTGCCCACGTTCCCGGCCTTCTATACGTGATTTCACAATAACTTTTTTCATCAATCCAAGTCATTTTTAAAATTTCACAAATTTGGTTTTCTATGAACGCGTAATTATTTGACTGTAAATTTACGAAATCCTGCGATGAAATTCGGGTGCGAGCGTTTTCAATTATTTCAAATTGGTTTAATTGTATTTGGTTAATGTAGTGGTATTTATTCCACAACGCCGTCGCTGAGTTGTTTAAATCGTAATTTTGATTAATCAAAACGGTGTTATTTGGCGCATCGTAAACGTACAAAGATTTTGTATTTGAAAAATATTGTTGACTAATTTTTAATGCGTCCACTCGCGAACCAATTTGCGCCGCGTAATTTGTGCCACTTCCAAATGTTATAACGTTTGTCAAATTGTCCCAATACGTGGCCAACGCGTGCGCTGTCATTTCAATTAAATTCAATTTATCTTTATTGAAGCCCATCGACAAATTAATTCCAACCTCATTTAATCCTTTGATTGTAACTAAATTTACATTGGCTCCCGGTACTGAATTTTCGCAACTATATTCCGCATCCGAATATTGGTAATTAATACCCTCAACCGTGTTTAAATCTGAAAAATCGGTAGCGTAATGAATATAATAACGACGCCATGCATCCTCTGTATTATAAGTTATTTGTTCATCTCGATCGCCCTGTAAATTTAACGCCGGTTGCATTACTAAATTTGCCGTATTAACCAACCAATCGCGGCGTTGAAAGTGAACATCGTTTCCAATAACAAAAAACCGCCCGTTAAATTGGTTTTCGCATTCCGTAAAAAATTGACCTACTAATCCGATTGAATCCTGAGCCGTTGGATAACCTTTGTTAAAATCGTTACCCAAATTATTGAATATTGATTGAAATATTGAATCTGGATTTTCGCGATTAATTGGAACCGGTAAAACAAACCAACCCGGATCAACGTCAAAAATTGAACTTTGTAAATTATAGCCTAAAAATTGGCACGCTTTCGACATCAATTCTTTGTAATAACATCCTTTCAAAAACTTTTTTATTGGAAAAAGTAACTCAATCAACTGTATTAAATAAGTGATTGCAGCCGCGTAAATTGCCGCGAAATAAATTACTCGTAAAGTAAATTTAATTGCTGCGCTCGCTATTCCTCCGGGTGTATCTGCTCCAACTAAATCCGCATATGCTTCGCCTATCTCTTTTGCTGCATCAATTAATTCCTTTGTCATTACAAAAAGCGACAAAGAAAGTGTTAACATCTGTTCCGCTACGTTATCCTTTACTACGAAATAAGGTATTCGTTTGACATCAAAATAATTAGGATTATTTTTTGTAATTAATTCAAATGAAGTTCCATCCGCTTTTGCCCTGAAATCGTCGAACCCCTTTGAACGTTTAATTTTTACCTCGATTTCATGCTGTCGAACGATTGGTTTTGAAGCCGGATCGCTTAAATCAATGTAGTAACTTAAATTAATACCGCCGTCCAACTGTATTTGGTATGGAATACCAACAAATAAACCGCTATTTTGAATGTGTTGTTTTACTAATTGATTCGCCTCGCGTGGTAAAATTAACGTGTCCGTATTTAAACTCAATACATCCGGATTCCCTGTAAAATCGCAAATTATTCCAATATCCTCGCGGTTGCGTGGGCTTATTTCAATACCGTTTAAAAAATGTTTCATTTGCTTACTCTGAATCTGTTATAAATTGTTGTGTTACCGGTGCGTTTTGATTCAACTATTTGCATAGCGCTTTGTGTTATTTCTCCAAGTGCAATATTTGTTTCGGGTTTATTCTTAATAACCTCTTTCAAATCACGCATTTCGTTAACTAAAATTGCCATTTCAAGGCTCGAATTAGCGTTATTTTTTGAAACTAATCGCCCGTTTTGGTATTCCTGAGCCAACTTTGCCAACTGTTCGTTACTCATCGATCCGATTTGTTCGTTTAAACTCTTAGGAACCACCCTTTCGTTTGGATGCAATACGGCGTGAAATCCGCCCTTACCGTCAATTCCTTTGCCATTTGTTCCCGTGTCTTCGGTACCGTCGTAAAACATCGGTAAACTTGAAATAAACGCTAATAAACCGGTAGTATCTGCAATCGTTTTCGCTAATGGATTTTTTTTATCCGCATTTGCTGAAAATAATTTGAATATCGCTAAACCGGCCTCAATCCTTTTTTGGTTTCTTAACTGTTTTTCCTTTCTTAAATTAGCTTGGTCGATTATTCTTTGATTTTCTGCAAGTGATTGTTGCGCGTTAATATTGCCTTCCGCGGCCAACGTTTTTAATGTTTCGTTTTGCTTTTCTGCAGCGGCTATTTCTTTATCAATTTGAGCGATTTTTTCATCGGATTTTTTCTTCAAATATTCGGTTGTTTTTTGTGCAAAGGCTTCAATTGTTTTTTGCCGCTCCTCTTGTTTTTTAACCTCATCCGCTCCGGCTTTTTTATCAATTTCTCCAACCTTTTTTTTGTGATCACTTTCGATTTGTTCCAATGCTTTTTTATATTCGGCTTCGCTTTTTATTCCACCATTAATATTTAACTCATTTAATTTATCGAGTTGGTTTTGATATTCTTTTTCAGCATTAATACGTTCTTTTCCAATATCGTCCGCCATTAATAATTCGGCTTGTAATCGATCGTCCAATCCTTTTTCGTATTCTGAGTTTAATTTATCCTGAGCCTCTTTTTCTAACCGTAAAATTTCGTCGTCTTTTTCTTTTTTCTTTTGGATTTCAATATCCGCATATTTTTTTTGAATATCCAATAACGCTTTTGCCTTCGCTTCCTCTAATAAAGTAATATCGATTTCATTTGCTTTTGCCCTCGCTATTAAATTATCGTATTTTTCATTTACTGCAATTTCTTCCTGTTTTTGTTCCGATTGTAAACTGATTAAATATTCTTTTTCAGCATCTGCGACCTCTTTTTTTAACGCATTTAATTCCTCTAAAATCTTTTTTTGCCGTTCTAAACTTTCGTTGTATTTATCATTTGCGTTTGTTCCTGTTTTTACGTGTTCGGTGTATTTATCCTGCGCATCAATTTTGATATTTGAACTTTTTTCTTCCGCCAATGCTTCGGATAATAACGAACCGGCTTTATCTTTCAACGCCTTTGCATTTTTTGCGTTTTCCTGTTGAATTTTTTTAACGTTTTCAAGTTGTATTTTGCTTAATTCACTTTGTTTTCCTGTAAATTTTGTTGCCATTGTATTACCTTGGTTCCAAACTTTGTCCCAAATACTTGTTTGATCCTGTAATCCGGCCGTAATTCCTTCAGCTTCCTTTTCCGCTGCGATTCTTAGTAATTCATTCGCCTGAGCGCGTAACATTGTTGATTTAATATAACTTGCTGTTTTGGCGTTGTAAATCTTTTCGGCTTCATTCACGTTTTTAGCATATCCAAACGTACTTCCGAGCGTTTCGTTATAAACTGACAAGGCTTTTTCTTTGCTAATTGTCCCGCTTTTGGCTTGATCAAAAGCCATTTTAACCTTGTTTGTTTGTTGGAAAACATCAACCAAAGCATTTCGGGCCGCGTCGTATGATTTGTTTAAATCCTCTTGACTTACTTTTACCGATTTTGTTGTTTTGCTTAAATTAATCAATCCGGCAACGATCAAACCAATTGCGGCCGCAATCGCTACAACCGGTAAAGTTTTCATTGCCAACCCCAATAATTTTGTGGCTCCTGTTGCCGTTGTTGTTGCCGTTCCTTGTGCCGTTGTGGCCGCTGTTTGAACTTCCGTTGCTACCGTATTTTCAACCGTTGCAACCGTGTCCGCTTGTTTTGCCGCTGTTAATAAGCCCATTTTTGACAAAGTCGCTGTAAATCCTGCGCGTATTTCTGTTAATGCATCGCCCAAACCTCCCAACGTTTGAAGCGCATCGCCTAATCCGGCCAACGCTTGTAATTTTTGCATCGATTCCAAAACGGCTTCATTTTCCACGCCTAATAAAACCATGCTCGATTCCATACCCTGAAACGCTGCAACCCCTATTTGACCGGCTTTTGCAACCGATCCTGCAAAGGTTTCCATTGCGGTTCCTGCCGTTGCTTTTACAACCGCTTGAGTATCTGAAATCTGATCCCTTAATTCCCCGGCCCTTTGCGCCATTTCTTGGAACTTTGGATCGCTTTCGGACATATTCATCAACTCGCGAGTTAACGCCCTTAATTCAGTCTTTAAATTAGCCGTGGCACCTTCGTAATTACCTACATTTCTTTGGTGTTGTCCAACCGTTGCATCAACCTTTTTTAATTGAGTATCTATATCGGTAATTTGTTTCAATAACTGTTGCCCCTCTGCGGTGTTTTCTTGGTTTTGTATCGCTAAATCCTTATATTTTTTACGTAAATCGTTTAAATTTTTGCTTAGTTTTGAGTACGAACTCGCTTCGGATTCGGCTGCTTTTGCTGCTTTTTCGCTTTCTTTTGCGAGCCTTGCCTTTTCCTGCGCTTCGGCTTTTTGTGTTTTTATTCGCTCCTGTTGTAAACGCTCCTGTTCTTTTTCGCTTTTTATAGCTTGTTGCCTAACTTGTTCCTTTAATTTCTCGATTTCAATGGCTTGTTTTTGTACCTTATTCGCCTCTGCGGTTGCCTGCGTGAACTTTTTAATGGAATCCGAACTATCGAATTTTGCATCGCCTAAAGATTGCTTTAAAGTTGCCGCCGTTTGTTTAAACTCATCATTGATTTTGTTTAAACTGATTAACGTTTTTTCTGCTGAATCGCGAACCCCTTTGAAAATATCCTCTTGTTCGAATAAGTCTTTGCTGCTAATTTTTTTTGCCATCGTTCAATTTATTATATCGTTCCATTTCTTTTTGTAGGTCGAAATATTCCTTTGTTGTTATGTTTTTTGCGTTGATCCATTGTCCCAACCATTTTGAAATATGGATTAAACTTTGCTCAATTGTTACGCCGCTTCCGTTGTTATTTAACATTGCCGTTAAATTTTGTTCGACCATTTCGATTTGTGTCAATTTAAACCGATCTCCCGTTAACACAAAATCGCATTCGTAAATTGCTTTTTTCTGCATTGTTTTCAATAGCTTTAAATAAAGTTTTCCTAATCCGTACTCCTTTAAATAGCCGTCGTAAATCTTTTCCCACGCTATTAAATCGCCCTCGTCTGAGCCATTTTCCGCCGTTCTAACGAACTTTAAATCTCCATTAATACATTTTATCCAATTATATAACGGTAACTCATAAATCGATTGAAAATAATCGCTCGATTTCAAGTTGGTATCTGCGCTTTGTTTCAACTCTGAGTTTTTCCAAACTTTCTTCAGTGAGTCCGATAATACCTTCGCCGAATTTTGTAAATAGGTTCGCATTTTCTTTAATTGGATCCGCATCGATTTCAAAATAATTTGTTCCAAGCAAAATTAGCATACTTTTATAAAAATCACCTGTATCGAATAAATTATATGGATCGCCCTCTTTTTTTCTACCGTTGCTTAATTCCTCTGTTAATCTTGAATAAGTTGTGCGGCCGTTTTCCCTATTTGTTAACGGCTTGCCGTCTTCATCAACTCCTTTTTCCATTAATTGATCGTCGCGTATTAAATCTAAAATCCAAACTTGAAACTGTTTATCTGAAAAAACGTGATTCCAAATAATATCCGGATCCATTAGGATTTTAGTATTCCGCAATAAATCATTTAACATTTGCATATTACAAAAAAACGGGCTAACCGAAGCCAACCCGTTTAATTTATAGGTTGATAATTAAGCCGCTGTGAACGCTAACGTTCCGATAAACCCGTCTTTTACCACGCTCAAAGTGTAATCGTCGCCCGAAGTAAACGTATAATCCACTAAATAAACGCCCGGAAAAACTTCCGTAACGCCCGCAGGAACTCCAATCAAAGTCGAAGTTGTTACGTTGTAAAGTGACCAATCCGCCGTGTTTGTTGCGCCTTGAAATAAGATAGGGTTTAACGCCGTTCCGTAATCAAATGAAGCATTTACAGTAATTGAAACAGTTGTAACTTGAGAAACTTCCGTTAAATTAACGTCAATTAAACCGCTCAAATCGTTGAAATTAATTCCCGCTTCGGTAACTGTAATCATGTACATAGTTGACTCATCGAACAATCTGTAAAAATCAAATCCAAGCATGATTTTTTGAACTGTTGAATCCGTTGCGAACATAAATTTCGGGTCCCAACTTTGCTCGTCCACCGGTATTGGATAAAGAAAACCATTAGATTTTGATCCAATTAAATTACCGTTAACGTCAACAATATAAACCCCAAATTGAACGCATCGACCCGCCGTTAATTTTCCTAATAACGTTGGCGTTGAATCGTCGCTCCAAAGTTCACCTGCGAACGATCTTTTTCCTTGACGTAAAAACGCCATTCTACCGCTGTTCGCCTCTTCGAATTGTGAATCCGCTTTTGGTAATTCTACGTTTTCAAATTCCGGTAAAGGGAACCATCTTTTCGATGAATCCGCTTCGTTAATTAAGTCGCTCCAAGTTGGAAGCGCTGCGGATAAATCAATCCCGTTTAACGTGCCATCATTTGCCGTTAACGGAACCATTATCAATTTACTTGTTACTGACTGTAAAGGAACGCATCCTGGGCGCCCTGTGTTGGATAAACCAACGTTGCAATTGCATCCTACTGACATTTTTTCTAATTTTTTTTATTTAACATTTACAATTTTCTTTGTATTTTCTGAGCGTTATTCTTAATTCGACGCCGCTCAAATTTGCGTCCAATATGTTTTTGAAATATCCGTTTTCCTGTTCACTTCCGAACCTACTAAATTCTAAAATTTCCCACTCATCAACCCTTTGATATTTGCGGTTATTTCGTACTACTTTTATAAATTCATCCGCTAATTTGGTCATTGGAATAACCACGTTGTTTAAATGATCCTTTGTATAATAGTTTAATACATCGGTTTCATCTAAAAAAAAGATACGCAAATCACTTTCCCACGCTATTACAGATTCACGCCCAAACGAATTATATCGGATTCCATGAAGTAACCACACTAAAGGCGTTTTTTTGGTTAAATCATTTTCCGCAATAGTCCATTCACGGTTGGCTTCAATTTTGGTTCCTGGCACAAAGTACGGCGTCGGTAGTGTTATTTCGCCATCAATTACGCCGGCTTTAATCCAATTATCGTAATCAATTTCGGTTATTAAAAACTCGTTATTTTGAGCATCCTTAATCACTTTCCCAACCCTCGCCCACTTGGTATTACATACGGTCGTAAACTCATCCGGTGCGGGCAAATAAACGCCCTCGATTGTCGTATTAATCGAGTTTACTAAATCCTGTATTGATTGTGAAATATCGTTTATCATAACCAATACGCCGTTGATTTTGCAACCCCTCGAAATTTTCTATAATCGCCGGTGCCTACGTAATCCACACTAAACGAAGCCGAAACGTTGGAGCCATCTTTTACGTTTACCACGTCCCCAACTTTGAAATTTTTACCTACATCCGTGAAAATCAAATCGGTAATTGTTCCCAAATTGTCGATTTCAATATCCACAACCGCCCCCGTTCCCGATCCATTTATGCACGTTAAACCTGTAAGGTTGGAGTAATTTAAACCCCCGTCTATTATTGAAAAAATAACAATTTGACCTAACGGGGGGTTGTTTGTGTATCTTAGATAACGTTGGATTGCACGGTACGAAGTTATTGCTTCATTATAACGCGTGTACATCATGGAAAAAAGCGTATTAACAACCTCAGAATTTTCAGCAGTTGGTTTTACGTTTCCATATGGCGTCATTTGGTTATTTAAATCTTTTGCATACTCAAAATAAATAAACCCTTTCAACATTTCTTTTATTCCTTGGCTTACAATCATGGAATTAACTTCATTAAACCCGTATTGCGTGTAAAATGAATATCCTAAATCTTCGCTCAAAGGATTAAAAACGGTTAAAAAATTCGGACTTTGTGGTAAATTATTCAACAAATCGCTTTGAAATTGGTTGTATAAATCAATTCCAAACATCTGTTTTAAATACATTGGCTCGTAAATATCAATGTAGTTTTGCAACTTTGATTGAACGTACATTCCTGTATGTAATTCATATTTTCCCGTAAAATCCGAAGGGCTTAAAATCATTTTTTTCTACTTTAAATTACCGTAACCTTTTGCAATAAACTTCGATGCAAGTTCGCCGTTGATTTTCCAAATCGATCCTTTTGGTAACGTCCTAAAATTGCCGTTTGCTTCGAATTCATAAATCTGAGCCGGATCCAATTCAACGGGTGCTACAATCGCATCGATTTTTGTTTCTAAATCAACGTTTAGAACCTTTTTTTTACGTGGTTTCTTTTCCATATTGGATAATTTTTAAACTTCTAACGCTGCGATTGCTGTTGCTAAATCCGCTTCAACAAATGCGTTAATATCGTTGTTTCGTATGTATTGAACTAAACGAGCCTCTGCGATAATAGTAACCATATTTCGAGTAAAGTCGTCGTTTTCATAACCTACTGTTAAATTCACGGCCTCGCGAACTTTTACGATTAGTTTTGAGAAATCACCAACGATTATTGTTCCCGCTGTAATATTGTTTGAAGCTACAACGATTAAACCTGCGATATTTTCCGCCCCTGTAAAGAACATTGGATACGTATATTCACCTGTTGACGTTTTTGTCAATTCAAGTTTCGCTTTGTCCTCCGGATTCATTACAACGTGCGTAGGTTGAAAATTGGCCGCTTGGATTTGCGCTTTACAAACTTGTAATACGTCGATTATATTTGCTCCAACGATTGTCCCTGCAAAGTTACCCGCGTTGAAGTTAGGAACGTTACCAATTAAACCGTATAAATCCGAACCGCCCGCACCGTTTAACATTGAATAGTCAATAGCTTGTTCGATTTGTTCCATCAAAACTGTATTGATTTCTGATCGAACAAACGCCAAATCGTCTAACATTTCTTTTGAAACTTTGATCGAACCCGCGATTTTTTTAACCTCGCTTGAAATTTCTTCCCATTTAATTTCTCCCGCCTCTTTCAATTCAGCTTCCGCAGTCCATGCGCTTGACGCTTGTTGAGTTTGTTGAATATAAACAACGTATTTTGAAGCCGTTGTTCCAACGTTTGAAATTTCCATCATTCTACGAACCGGACGCGCAATTCTGTTAACTTCAGGCTCCAAAGTAGTCAATGCATACGTTCCTGAATAATCGCCATCGATTGTATCTTCGGGAGCCGATTTTACTTCTAAAGTAAAGTTTTGACCTTTTTCGATTGAATCTTTAATTGATTTTACATTTTCGGAATAGGCTTTTACCATTTTACCGGCCAAAGATTTTGGTTGTTTTGCTTCCGGCTCTTTGTGTCCTTTTTCGTTTAAGGCTTCAATTCTACCTTCTAATTTTGCGATTGTTTTCATTAACTCATCGCTTTTTAATTCCAAAGATTTGATTGCGTTTAATTCAGTTTTAACCGCGTCAAGATCCTCTTTTGTTGGCACGTTCGCCATTTTTTCAGCAACTAATCCATTGATTTTTTCGATCGCTGCTTCTGGTGTTAAATTTTCCATTTTGTTTTAGAAATTTAGGTTATTAATTACATTACTCCAATTAAACAATTCTTTTGCCGGCTCGCTTTGTTCGGATTGAATCGAAATCGGATCCGCGCTTGCAAGTGTTATTAATTGACTGTTTAAATATTTTACTTTCATTTCGATTTCATGTAAACGCTCATCGGTTCCTTTGCCGTTTACTAACGCTTTTATACATGTATTCAACTCATCTTTTATTCGTTCAATGTGCGCCGTTTTTTGTTCCCCTTTGATCACTCCGACAACGTTTGTTAAATCATTTGCACCAAATGTAACCGCGCTACCTTCGTATAATTTTACTTCGTTTACCATGAAGTAACCGCCCGCAGCTATTGTAACATCAGGAATCCATTTTGTTTTATCCGCTATGTATTGAAATCCGATTGAATGTTCACGAATAATACCGTCCTCGTAATCCCTGAACGCGTCCTCGCCTTGTGTTGAACTACCAAGTTCGCCCACCGCAAATAAACCGTTTTCGTCTTCTGTTAATTCCAAGAATTTTCCTATTTGCCACGTCCAATCGTGGTGACGTAAAAAAGCAATTTTTCTATTGCCTGAACTTAACGGCCCGCGTTCCTGTATTGATTTCGTGAACGCACCCTTTTTTATCATGTCGTTATCGGAATCGATGTTGTCAAACTTTGCCAAATAAACCGCTACTTTGCGGCCAACTGAATCCATGTCCCGGATTTCTGCGGCTGCTTTTACGTTATAAAGGTTATTTCTCATTTTATTCACTTTTATTTTATACCTTATCGGTGTAATACTGTCATTTTTTAACCATTTGCGGGTGTTGTAACCTCTTTTGGTTGCGTTATCATGCTATTTGCCGTTACTGCATCGTAACCGTAATAATTAATCAATGTGTTAACCGCTGTTTGGCGCTCCATTGCACCACTTGAAACGGACGCATTCAAATTAATTATACCGTCCAAACCTCCGACTGTTCCCTTTAGGTTTGTTTGAGCCTGAGCCAACGCCGCTTGTTGGCTTTGAGTTTTGTCAATAGGTTGTAATTCAATATTGAACTCCTGTGCGTATTGTTCCGGCGTTATAATACCGTCCTTTAGCATTATTGAATAGGTGTCAACTTCGACTTTATTTGTTTGGGCGTGTTGCATTTCATCGTCTTGTAATACCGGCAAATGATCAAAACACGCTTCTAAATAATACCCTTGTTGGCTTAATCCTAATTGATGCATTATTGAATCGTACATCGCTTGGGTTTCGGGCTGTATTGTATCCTGGTAAACCATGCGCAAAGAGTCGCGAACATTGGTAAACGTCGAACCTTTTTCGCTTGAAAACAAGTTAGCGTTTAATCCGTACGTATCAATAATTGCGATAATATCCGCGTTTAATTCCTCGAATAACATTAAATCGCGGGTTGGGTAACTCATCGGATTCCATTGCAAATTACTTTCTGTAATCATGATTTCATCTTTTTGACGTCGATACCAATCGCGCTGTATTTTTTGACGCTCTTCAGGTGTCATTGGAATCGCCCCGCCCATATCTGAATTCGAAGCGGATAAAATACCAATAGCGCCCAAATTTTCAAGTAATACGTTTCTTTTATGATACGCCGCTTGGATATTTGACAGAGGATAACGTAACGAATCAATGCGCGAAATCGGTTTAACGATATTCATTCCATCCGCTGTGGTTAAATAAATGGCTTCAATCCAATCTATTTTTTCTCTGCTTCCGTCGTCATACGTAAAAACAAAGGAATCGATCAAATTTTCCTTGTCCATTTGCTTCAATTTCTTACCGCTTAGATTGATTTTTAGCTTGTTATTTGGTAAAACAACCATCAAATTTCGTATATCAAACGATCGTTTTGGACAATATGCGACCACGTTTGAATACAACGCATCCTGTACACTCATCGAATAAACAACGTCGCTCCAACTTTGAACGGCGTTCGGTTGGTTTATTAAGTCATTTAACCAATGATTTTCGATTAAATTACCGTCTTTGTCGTAAAGTTTTGGCACGTTTGAACTCATCATTGACGCGCGTTTATTTATTACGGTTCTGAGTTCCGGAATGTCAACAAACAACCGCCACGCGTCGCCCGTATCTAACCAAACCGCCTCTTTTTTTCCCCAAACTTGGGTTGAAGGAGGTAACAAATTACGTGTAATATTGGAATATCGACCTCGATCGAATAAATTTTCTGTAAACGCTGCGATAAAATCAAACGCCATTTAATAGGTTTTTGACAAAATTAATCGAAAATAATTAACTAATTACTTGCAAATGAATTTTTTTTATATAAGGTGTTTAAACATTGACTGAGTAAAGATTGATAAACCCGCCAAACAATCCGGTGCATCGTCATTTTTGTTTTTACCTTCCTTTGAATAGGATTGAACGTTGGTTATAAACAATTCACTTTCGGGCGTTCCTGGTCGTACAAAGTTTATTCGCTGCTGAATAAATACGCTATTCATTAAGATACGCGTTTCTTTGTTTGAAGTGTTATGCACCTGTAAGATTTTGGTTTTAACCTGTTTTTGAAGTTGACGCGCGAACATTGCACCCATTGAATTCGATTCCACACGACAATAAGTTACGCCCCACGTATCCAATTTAGCCGCTATTAATGGAAGTGTAACATCTGTATTTGATTTGTTGAAAACATAATCTACCAAGTAAAATTCTTTGTTTATAACCGCTATAATTGCGAGCGCCGTATAATCGTTTCCTTGATCCGCTACGTCAATATAAGCAATACAACCTTCAATTTTTGGTTTTAACGCGTTGAATTCTGTTTGAGTTATGAAATTTAATTCACTAAATAAACGTCCCTTAATATCCACGGGTTGTTGCATATATTCAGCCGCCCAAATGCTCGGATCTGTACGCGATTTCTTTGTTAAATATTCCTGAGTAGTCATTACATCCGTACAAAATGATTCGTTTTGATCATTTAGCGCACTAACTATTATTGATTTATCGTAAATCTTTTGTTCAATGTTTCTACCTATTACGTCGTTTATACTCCATCGCGTTCCAATATCAATGCGGGCGCAACCACTTTCGAAACGGCTGTCGTGCGTTGCCTCTTTCCATTGAATAATACGGTCGTTTACGGTGTCACTTAGCGCGTCTTCGAGGTTTCTGTAAAGGTCATCCGTTACTCCGATTTTCGTGGCTCCAAAGCCTATAATAGTACCTCCAACGCCCGCGCCAAAGTATCCAACTTGTTTACTGTAATTGGTATTCCAACCCTGCAAATTTGCTTTATCATCGCTCAAATTAATACCAGGAAAAACAGTTCTAAATTTATCCGATTTAACTATTGAACGCACGTCGTAACTAAACTTCAAATACAAAGTTGCCGTACATGTGTTACGCATTACAGATTCGGTAGGGTTGCGACCCAAAACCCACGCACAAAATAAAGAGGTAATGTAACTTTTTCCGGCTCGTGGCGGCATTGATACGCTCAAAGAATTTATTTTTTTTTCCTCAATTTCTTGAAATCCGATTGCAACTTCATGAAGGAACGCGCGTTTTGAATAAAAATCGTAATCATAAAATAGGCAAAAATCCCAAAAATTCCGCTTTGAAAGTTCAATTTTAAGCCGGTGTTTTATGGCATCTAATCTGTTATTCACCTTTTAACATTTCGCGAATTTCTTCCGTGCTTAAATCGCTCAAATCAATGTCGTTTGTTTTCTGTTCGACATAACTTTGGTTTAATCTTTTGTGATCATCCGCATCCGCCACAATTTTAAACGCTGCAATTTGAAGCGTTGCGTTATCGGATTGAATCCATTTTTGAAGTAAATAATTCGTAGCTTTTGAACGGTTTTCCTCAAATGCGGCTTTTATTGTGTCTAATTTTTCTAATTTGTGATTATATGCTGTTGGCCTTGAAAAACTTAGCGCTTGCCAATCGATATGGCTCCAACGCATCCATTTATGTTTTTTAATGGCCTCAATAAATTCCTTTTCGTACTTGTTTACTTCCATTGGTTTTTGTTACAAAGGTAGTTTATTTTGTAATTAAATTCAGGAACTCAAAACGGGCTTTTTGATCCTCTTTAAATGCTCCTAATAATTTACTCGTTGACGTCCAAGTATCGTGTTTTTTTACTCCTCGCATGCACATACAAAGGTGTTGAGCCTTTAAATGTACTGCAACCCCCTTTGGATTCAATTCGGCGTGCAATCGTTCCGCTATTTGAGTTGTTATTCGTTCCTGGTTTTGAAAGCGATTAGCGTATAAATCCACCGTTCGCGCTAACTTACTTAAACCTACTATTTTTTCGTTTGGAATATATGCGACATCGGCCGTTCCGAAAAATGGCGCGGTGTGGTGTTCACAAATTGAATAAAATGGAATATTTGTTTGTATTATCATTTCGTCCGTTCCTTCTGCGTCAAACGTTGTAAAGTTAAATTGTTTTGGCTCTAAAAATTCGCGCATAAACTTGACGTATCGCTTTGGAGTATCTTTTAGGCCTTCACGGTTAACATCTTCGCCTAAATGCTTTAAAATCGCTTTAAAATGCCATTCAGGGCTGTTTACAGGATATTCCATAATTTATGATTTTGAATTGATAACTTCCAAGCCGGGTTTTGAATACATAAATCAATGCAATGTTTAAGATTTTCGTTGTTTATTGTGAATCCGTCTGAATGTGGGCTAATCCAATAGTGGTCTGCTTTAATACCTGGTTGCGGTATTGATTGCCCTTTGTGGCGCACGTATCGAAGTTCGTTCACTCCATTTGGAAAATTCTTTTTTATTACGTGTTCCGCAACTTTTGGCGATACGCAAATGAAATCTAATCCGTTTGGAGCCGGGTGTAATCCGCTTGTTTCGATAGCTTGGAAAAATCCTTTTGTAATAAAATAAGCAATTATTTCTTGCGTTAATTGGTCTAAAGGTTCGCCGCCCGTCCATGTGATTTCTTTACATTTTGGCGCGTTTTCAATTATCCAATTTTCAATTTCTTGGATCGTTATTTCTTTTCCACTTTCGAATTCGGTGTCACAAACTATTCCGGCGGCAAAGCATGCGTTTTTTGCTTTGCACCCTTGAAGTCGGATAAAAATTGTCGGGGTTCCTATTCGCGCTCCCTCACCTTGTAAGGAGTAAAAAATTTCACTAACTTTTAATTTCATAAATTACGTTTGAAGATTCTGTTTCTGCTAATTGTATTTGTGTTATTGGTAAACCTGTTTCGTTTTGTATGCGTGTAAATAACCAAATTGCCATGTTTTCCGCAGAAGTTTCGAAAGGTAGCTTTTTAATTGGTTCGTTTGCCAATTCTAA